TGAGTAACTGGGCAAAAAGAACAAAAGAGGCAACAAAAAGCGTGCCTCTTACAAAATCAACAGGAGACAAAGGCACACGGCACACAGCTGTTGTGGAGTCTTTCACTCCTAAATCATACAAAACAGGCAGCTTTGGCGTGGAGCTTAAGTATGCTGTGTCAGGACTGGCTCGTCCTGTGTATGAAAACATTGTATTGACAAAACTGTCAGACAGTGGTACTATGGAGCCTACAAAGTATGGCGAAAGCAATCTGAAGCGACGATTGCAAGCCTTCGGCCTTGATAGTGATGCTATCAACGCCTTCCCGATTCCTAAGACGCCTAAGGATGCCGGGAACACCGCGTATAACTTAGCGGGCGTTAATGTTGCTGTCTACCTAGTGGACGAGGAATACTTAGGAAAGCCTACGAAGAGAGTTAGGGCTGTATTCCCGATTGAAGGGTAGCTTATCGCCGTGAATGTGAATCGGCGCAAGAGTCGTGGCCCCGGACTTTAAACGGGGCATTTTTAATGAAATACGCCATTATTACAACTTGGTCGGAGCTTATGTTAGCCTTAAGCTCCTGGAAAAGCAGTAAGCTTGTTTGCGATATTGAAACAAGCCCCACTTGTATTTTAGGCGTGGCTTTGGCTCCAATTACGCCTGCCGAATTGCAGGCTATCTACATACCGTTAAAAATTTATGACAAAGAAAAAAATGTCTTTACGGAAATTCATGATTTTAACAATTCTTCGGGCCTTGGCTCCGTTCTTACTGACTATAGTCTTATTGGGCATAATTTCACTTTTGACAAAAGCCACTTAGACCGGCATTACAATGTCAATACAAATTGGGTGGCCGATACACGCATTATGTGGCATTTAGCTTCCGCCCCCGCAGGTCCCAGGCCCTACGGGCTGAAAGACGCCCAAGTGGAGCTATTAGGTATGAAAGAGCGAGGCAATACCGAATTAATAGGTAATATCAAAGCTAACGGAGGCACAGGCAAAGGACAAGATATGCACTTGGCTGACCTGGAAGTTCTTGCTAAGTACGCGGCGCTGGACGCCTATTCTACGGCACAACTGTATAACAAATTAGCACCATTCTTTGACACTTACGATTACTGGTGGATGCTCGAAAAGATGATGGCGTATAACTTGCTACTACAAAGCAATACGGACCACGGAGTGGCCGTGGACGTAGCAGGACTTGAAAAAGCACACAATCGCCTGCTAAGGACAAAAGAAGCTGCTAAAAAACGATTTTGCAAGGAGCTAAAGAATGACATCGAATCGCTCGAAAAAGATTGGGCTGATCGTCGAATTGCCGAGTATAAACGGGAGAGCAACAGAACTTGGTATGCGAGTCACCCAGAAAAATGGGAACGTTTCAATCTCAACTCTGACTCACATAAGCGGGAACTGTTTTTTGAAAAGCTCGGACACACTCCCGTCAATTTCACTGACGGAGGCAAAGCTAGTGTGGACGGGGATAGCATCAAACGGCTCTCGGGTAGTTTTGTGGAGTCTTACTTAAAATATGAAAAAGCAAACACGCTCTCAACCAATTTTTCTGGTCCTTATTTGCACAGTGTCCTTGACAGTGGCATGGGTAATCGACTCCATCCTGGCTTCAACATTTGCGGTACTGTATCGTATAGATTGTCTGGTTTCAAGCCTTATTTGCTCAATGCTCCGTTTGACGAAAAAGCTATACTTAAAAATTTTAAATGTGACGAAGGCTATGTTGGGATACACGCCGACCTCTCGGCAATCGAGCCAACGGTCACCGCGCACTACAGCGAAGACCCGTCGCTCCTCAAAGTGTTCAGGGACGGGCTAGGAGACATTTACTTAGACCTGGCGTTAGAACTTTTTAAGAACGACAAGGAGCTTCATTATGGCTATAATCCTAATATACCAATCACAGCCGAAGTTAAAGAACGGTTTGCTAAACAAAGGAAAGTGGCGAAGGTTATTCAGCTTGCTGTCCAATACACTGGCACGAAACACACTGTATCGAAAAATCTTACGAAAGAAGGCATACCGACTACCATTGACGAGGCTGACGAATATGTAAAAGCTTATTGGAGAAAGTTTGACGCCGTTCGTAAGTTTAACTATCAACTACGCGAAGTGAACCGAAAAGAAGGGCACCTTCGCAATATCATAGGAAGGATAATCCGTGTCCCTGATCCAGAATATAAGGACTTACCTAATCGATTCGTACAAAGTAGTGCGCACGACATACTCGTACTATGGGTGCTTAGCATCTATGGGCGTTGCAAGAAGGAAGGCATTGAAATCAAGCCTATCCTACTTGATTGTCACGATAGTACCAGCAACCAAGTACCTAAAGAGCAAGCCGAAAGAGTCAGAGAAATATACCAATCCACCCTCAACGTTTTAAACCACGAGCTTGGATTGTGCGTAAAGATTAAAGCAGAGACAAAGATGTTTCACACGCTTGCAGGTCTGAAGAACGAAGAAGATTGACTTTTACTATTGTTTGTGGTATAATATATAAAATGGAGTGAGAAATGAAAAAAAGAAAAACATTTAAACATTTACTAATGGAAGTAATGCCGTTGGTAATTCTTGCAGGATTGCTTGGGTTATGTAGCAAAGCACGTTCCGAGGAAAAAATAGTTCTTACTGATAGTAACACAGTGCTATTGAGTTTACCTATTTTTGGGTCTGTAGTGTCTGAAATACAAAAAGAATTATTAGAAAAAGATTTAAAGTTAAAACGTAAAGAGCCTATTTATTTGGTGCTAAACACACCAGGAGGGAGCATACAAGATGGTCTTAAACTCATTGAGCTTGTTAAAGGGTTATCTCGTCCAGTGCACACTGTTAGCATTTTTAGCGCCAGCATGGGCTTTGTTATCAGCCAACATCTTGATGATCGCCTTGTTCTTAGCTCAACTGTTATGATGAGCCATCGGGCGTTTGTAAGTGGAATTGGTGGAAATGTTCCAGGAAATTTTGTAACAATGTCTAAGTTTATATCCGATTATATTCAAAATGTAAGTAAACCAGTTGCAAAACGTTCTGGACGAAGCATTGAAGAGTATGAAAAGCTTATAGCCGATGATTTGTGGATGGGACCGGAAAAAGCAAAAGAACTTAATTTTGCGGATAGAATTGTTATAGTTTCTTGTGATAAAACTTTGAGAGGGTACAGAGATCCGCAGGAATTAGAAATGGGATTCTTTTCTTTTACTGTTCAGTTTCACAAATGTCCTTTGATTAATCAACCTAGAATTATTAATGGAAATGAACAATTTGCTAGAGTTCTATTTGGCAATAAGCTTGAATTAGTAAATCAATATGGAAACCTATTTGAATAAAGGAGTGGCAGTGTGGCTTATATCTTTAGTCTCGTATCTGCTACCGCTGATTATGGTATTGTCCCTAATTTTGCTATTGTCGATGAGAGCACTCATAAGGGGTTTAGTTCTTTATATCAAGTTACTGCGGAAACAGCCAAGGCGATTGAGCAGGCGGGAACTGTTAAGGGATTTAAAGGTATTGTCTGGTCAAAAAGGCTCTGGATCGACTTCGACGACTCGGACGCCGCCAGAGCCGCCGACCGCCGCTTAAAGGAGATGGGATATGATTATGTATGTTATTCGACTGGGAACAGGGGTTTGCATTATGGGATTTTACGCCCTATTCAACCTAGCCACTTATTGCCTCTTATGGATAAAGCCTGGGTTAAAGAGCACTTCCCCAAAGCCGACACGTCGATTTACACCCATTTACACCCATTCCGAATACCGGGAACCGTGCATGAAAAAACAGGCAGACCGAAGATTCTCCTTTTTGAGTGCAGAGGAAGTGCGCTTACACTTCCCCCACTTAAAAGGGAAGAAATGCAAATTGTTTCACCTGGATTCAAACAAGGAAAAAGCGTATTTGATTGTTTCTACGTGATGGCAAACACAGTGCCAGTTAGTCCTGGACAACGCCACGAGACTATGGTAAAATTGTTATACGCGTTAAAGAACGATGCGGGCGTATCGATGGATATAGCGATGTGGTGGGCGAGTGAGTGGAATAGGATGCTGAGCGAACCGAAGGAAGACCATGAAATCGAAAAAGCCGTTCGATCAATATACGAAAGATGAGATTGAAAAGTATAAGTTTCAGTTTATAAAAAACACGCTGCGACGAGCTAGCTATAGGTGGCCCTGGCGAAGCGTAGCTACAAAACGAGCATGGCTCGAATGGGGGAAATATAAATGCGAAAACTGCAAAAAAGTAATAGCCGCAAAAGAAAAGCAGCTAGACCACAAGCTTCCTGTTGTGGACCTGAAAAAGGGATTTCAAGGGTGGGACGAGTATTGCGAGCGATTATTCGTGGGATCGGAAGGATTCCAAGTTCTGTGCTTAAGTTGTCACGCAGAAAAAACAAATAACGAAAACGAAAAACGAAGGAAGTATAGAAATGGCTAATGTATTGGTGATAGCGGATACGCAAGCCCCATTTATACACAAGGACTATCTTGCGTTCCTGAAAGCTGTTCAGAAGAAGTACAAGACAGACGTAACCATACATGTGGGCGATTTGGTGGACCATCACGCTTTAGGGGATTGGGACCACGACCCAGACGGCTATAGCGCCGGGGACGAGCTTAAAGCTGCTATAGAGCAATTAAAGCCATATTACCGTGCTTTTCCCGACATGCTTGTGTGTAAGGGAAATCACGACGAACGGGTGTTTAGGCGTGCTATGAAGTATGGCATCCCTCGGGCGTATTTAAGAGAATATAGGGAGTTTTTACAGGCCCCTAAGGGGTGGCGGTGGGTGGGTAGGGTGGAACTCGACTCCGTGGTGTATAAGCACGGAGTGGGGTATTCAGGGGTGAATGGGGCGATGAACGCGGCTAAGGATGAGCTAAAATCATGCGTAATAGGGCATCTACATGCTGACGCTGGAGTGTTATTTTGGGCTAATGCTCAGGTACTACTGTTCGGCATGAATGTAGGCTCTGGAATAGACAAAGACGCATACGCATTTGAATATGGCAAGCACATGCGTAAAAAGCCCATCCTTAGCTGTGGTGTGGTTATTGACGGCAATCCTGTGCTAGTTGTTATGCGTCTTAATGCGCGAGGACGATGGATTGGACGATTATGAGCACAATTACGTTGACATTGAAGCAATGGTTTGTTATAAGTATGGTAGTTATTGTTGGAATCCTTGTGGTGGCTTTAGGACTACAAGGAAGTGCTCTACATAAAGTAAAGATTTTACTAATGGAAAAGGAGCTAGACCTTGCAACTCAAAAAGATGATGAGAACATTAAAGAAAAAAAGGCACGGTACAAAGAAGAAAAAAGAAAGTATGAAAGCGGAGCCTAAAGTGGTCATGCACAAAAATCTACCTGTGGTGATGATTGAAGCTATTGACCATTGTATGGATGTGCCACGCAATCTTCGTGAAGATGTGATGAAGTTTCACGTCACAGGCATCTTGTTTGCTGAAACAAAAGACGCTTGGTACTTGGCTAGCTGGCTGTTTATGAAGGACATTAACGATGCCAATAACGAAGGGTTTATGATTGTTAAAACCCCGGGCGCTAAACTAACAGTGTTAGGACACGTGCACAATGAATAAACTAATAGCATTACTGCTTATCGGTAATATAGCTTTTGCGTCTAGTGCTCCTGTTAAATGTGACGATGCTCTTAAAGCTTGTGAAGACGTAATTGTAGCCCAAGACCAAGCAATTGAGAATCTAAAGAACGTTAACAAAAACTTACGCCAACAGCTTGACAGCCAGTCCGGTACGCCACGTTGGATAATCTTTATCGGAGGAATAGCGGCTGGAATTATTTACAGCGCATTTGTAAACAAATGAAATTATTTTTAATACTAGCCTTATTTCTCCCTAGCTGCGGAAGGGCCACAAGATGGCCTGCTCATGTGATTATTGACATAGCATCAGTTCCCCCTGCCACATCCTTTGTCTGGTCGCAGGCGATTAGAGACTTAAACGAAGAATTGGGAGAAATGGCTTTAAAATTTGATTCTGACTTGACGGTAGACGATAAACTTTTTTCTTATCCCATTTTTATTAAATTAAGCAGCGCAGATAGTGCAGAAGGACATGCAGGCGTGGCGTTTGTCGGAAAGAACGATTGTTTTATAACAATCTATCCAGTAAGCGTTAATTTTGGTATTGAGAAGACAGTGCTGTGGCATGAGATTGGTCATTGTCTTGGGCTAGATCACGTCACTCAAGGAAATCAAATAATGTCCCCCGGTGTGGGGGTGTTTAAGTATTACCCAAAGGACAGTGTCAATAGGTTTAAAAATGACTTCTTAAACATGTTCCGGGCGAGGGAATGATGGAAGGAATAAAATACGACGAAGACAAGGCCCGTATGGATTTAATCCCTTCTGAAGCATTGTTTGAAATTGCTAAGGTGATGGGGTTTGGGGCAGAAAAGTATGGCGATCATAATTGGCGTAATGGGATGAACTGGTCGCGTATATACGCCGCAGCGCAACGGCACATGGCTAAATGGAATAGCGGAGACACTTACGACGAAGAAACTAAGCTAAATCACTTAGCCCACGCTTGCGTTAATATGATTTTTCTGTTATACTATACGGAAAAAGGCGTAGGTAATGATGACAGATACAAAAAATAAATACTGTTGTTTAGATAAATGGAATTTTTATGAAATGTGCAACTTTTGTTATAATGCTTATTTTACTGATCCGGGGTTTGAGGACGCTTTAAGAGAAAACTGGGACAACGAACCACGAGTGTCATCATCCGGGGTATGCGAATGCGGTTCGGATTCTGTGAATGGTTCAGGACATAGTCATTGGTGTCCAAAAGGAGAAAAAAAATGATACTAAAGAAAAAAGATAAAGACGGTAGTTATATAAAAATATACATTCCTAACGAGGCTTCTTGGCCTGAAGTGGTGCATCAGATGGTAAATTTTTTACAAGGATGCGGCTACGTTGTAAAAGGCATCGAGATTGGGGAATACTTGATGGAGGAGTACGCATTTCAACGAGAAGAGGAAAAAGAGGAATAGTTGAGCAAAACCTCAATCTGGATGCGTATAAACGATTGCTTCTCACTATAGTTAGATTTTATTCGTTTCTGTTCCTTTACTGCCGATATTCTCACTATAGTGCGCATTAACTAGATAACTATGCCTATTTTGAACACACCATGTCAAAAAATGACATATTTATTTATGTCCGATACTGTCGCAAAATGACAGTTTATAGCAAAGTTACTTATTGAGCACAAAACTTAAAAAAATGTTAAGTTTGTACCATATTGGAATACTGTGAAAATATACTGTAAATACTGTAATAAGGAGACAGAGCATGTGGATCAAGGCTCTGATATTCGTCCTGATAGGCGCTTCTACTGTTCTATCTGCCGAACTACTAACCCAAAACCATTGTCCAGCACCCCTGGTAGTAAACCACACTCGAAGATGGACTCCCCACGACCAAAAGGCTCTTAAACGAGCACAAGGCCGTTGTAGGATAATTTATAGCGATGCTCCTTGCCTAAAAAGATTTGACAAGCTAGAAGATTTGCGTTACACTGCTCTTTGTGGTAAATAAATACTTATTCATTTGGCCTGGCGTTATACAGGCTTGGAAAGGCGATAAGCTGGTTTACGAGGGCACCTGCTGGTTTGACGCTAGATTGGCTATTATACAGTCTTAGTGCTTGTAGTGGCGGTGGGGGTGCCGAGGAACATGGTTTTTTCGGCTTTACGACGTCTTACAAGCCCTTCTAGCCTATTACCCGAGGCATACACCCACTTATCGAATTCCGACGCAGCCTCGGCCATTTTAAGCGATTTTACAAGGCCGCAAAGAGCACTTTTCCTAAAGGCTCCTTCCCCGATATTGTAGACAAACGACGTTAGGGCATCAAATTCGTGCTGTTTTAAGGATTCTCCGAACATTCTGGAAAGAAATAGCCCCACCTCAAGCATGTGGGCTTTAAGCATAGCATCTGCCGTCTTTTGCGTTATTTGCAGCTCAGGCTTGATTCCAGACCCCGTCGTACCCCATCCTATGGTCCAGATGCCGTTAGGACACCGGTAAGCCTTTAAAACGCAAGATTCAAACTGTTTTATCAGTTCCTCTGCATGGCCTGAGGGGATCATTTTTTATCCGTTTGATTGAGCTTTTCGATTAAAAGTCTTACCATAGGCATACCAGAGATACGCTCTAGGTTTTCCATAACGCTCTTTAGTTCAGTAATACCTATAAATCCGGCTAGTACCTTTACAACAGGCACGCTGTCCCCTGTCATAAATTGTTCTGTCAAAAACCCCAGCATAACGACTAGTTCGTAGACAGTCGTTTTAATGATTGTCCGTTTAAGGCCAGAAGATGTGATCTTCTTGCCTTCTTTGCGGCTAGCCATTATGCCTGATATGAGGTCTGCAACTGTGAGCACCATTACGGTGATGAGCGTCGCCTTTACAGGCGCAAACACCAACGCCACGGACATTAGTAGGGCAGACAGCTTTTGCATCATATACCTGCGTACGTTTTTAAGTAATTATACACTGCGGTACGGTCTGCGTCAGATAAAACGCCACTGTATACTAGCACATGTCCAATATAGCCACTAAATCCAGTATACCAAGCTCTACCTCCTACCCCAAAACTGGTGAGACTGCCTATATTACCTGAAGGAGTGCTTAAGTCAACGTTATTAATGTAGATTTTTTTATTACTTGAACTTATATTAGCAGTTACCACGTAATTAGTATTGGTTAAAAAAGAACCGTTTGAAGTAGATGAGGTGAGATCATAGTTGTTTGCAATAGTATAAATAGAGTTAGCATTTGTAGTGGTGACGCTAAATCGGGAACTAGCTGTGTCGCCAAGTATTGTATTATAGTTTGTGTTAGAGGCACTCCTAACTACGGCAAATACAGTAAAAGAAGTTAAAGTTGAGGAAAAAGTTCCATTTAATCCCAACGTAGTAGCACCGTAATATACTGCTGGATTTCCGTTTATCCCGGATGCAGCGTACGTGGGTTGGTAAGAGCTATTTGCTTGAGAAACGTTTGTTCCAGCCGTACTTTGATCATTCCAACTTGATACCTTCACCCCGTCAGCAATGCTTCCTCCATTAAAACTGCTATTTTTAGTAGGATCTAACCATAACTTTAAATTAGCAATATGGGCAGGAGTGAAGCCAGCTGCACCTTTTCGAGCAGTGATAAGTCTTAATAGATTCATTTAATTCACCGAATTAAAAGCCTAGAGCATATGTGCCGTAGTAGTTTGTGCCATCGTAGTACAGGTTGATAATGTCAATTAAACCCGTAGTGGTTGACAATACAGGTGCTCCTGCAGTTCCCCACTTTACTGCTGCGGGCCATGTGACTGTCCCTGTTGTAGCACCCTGCACTATTTTAATTAGGTATGCTCCGCCTGTAACAGGATTGGACAGAGTAATAACTAAAGGACCTGCGGCGTTGATAGTTACTTGTTGGCAAGGGCCGTTAGCAAAATCCAGAGTGAAATTACCAGTTTTAGTGCCTTCATTGTATAGCTGAGGGCTTAGGATGTAGTTAGGTACTTGGAAAGCCGTAGCTTGAGCCGTACCGTTTACGTCTAACTTTTGAGCAGGTGTGGCAGTTCCAATACCGACGCGGTCAGTAGAGGCGTCGACGAATACTAGGTTAGCGTCAGTGTCGCCTTCTACTCGAAAATCGAAATCAACACCCGTATCGTTTACAACCACTTCACCAGCAGATTTAGCTCTTATTCTTTCTACGTGAGCATTGGTTGTAGAGCCAGTTACTCCGGCAGCAGGGGCCGTAGAGATAATGACATCTCCACCTGCTCCTGTTCCTGTTCCCTGAGATGCGGCGAGAGTGAGAGCACCAGCCGACATATTTGTGTCGGTTGTTCCAGAGGCCCGCATGGTCATTATTTTGACTGCATTGGCAGACGTTTGATAAGCGGCCCCCAGTCCTAGATAAACAGTATTAATGACTCCGGAATTAATACTCCCAATTGCCAAAACATTTGATTCTCCTCTGTCCGAAGCACCATGACCAAAAACAATCGAAGAAGCGCCAGAATTAGAAATATCCTTACCAACAGCGACAGAGAACGTGCCTCCGCCACTAATTCGAGATCCAACGCTTACTGTTCTACTCGCCGCAACTGTCAAGTCACCAATTGCAATACCATATTGATTGCTTGCAGAAGCACTTCTTCCAATCGCAATCGAATCTGAGCTTGAACAAGATGCACCGTCCCCAACCACAACGTTAAAAGAACTTGTCGAGGGAGAGGAGGCAGAAGCTCCAATTACAACAGATTGATTTCCGCTTGTTATAAGAGTGCCGCTTCCAGAACCGATACATACAACGCGGTTCGCACCTATGAGCGCTGTTGCAGCGCCAGCTCCAATAACAGTATTGTCGGTTCCGGCCATCGAAGCCGGCTTACTTCTACCAACTACAACGTTATTTGTACCCAAAGCACCAGCGCCAAGTCCAGCGTATTGCCAAGAAACGGAAGTTCCGTCGGTAGCAAGTACCTTATCGGCATTACTTGTTTGAGAAGGTAGGGCATTTTGTTTATTATTAAACGTACTCCAATCAGTTGACGATAAATACCCGCTGACTGAAGATGTAGCTACTGGCATTGAAATCGTGGGCGAAGTGCCCCCACTACTTGCCACAGGGGAGGAGGCCCCAACACTTGTTACATACGTGCCAGCTGGCTGCTTATTATTAAACGTGTTCCAGTCTGTTGAAGAAAGGTATCCGTCTTGGGCTGCACCCGCCTGTGAGATAGAGATGTTTGGTGTAGATCCTCCGCTAGAAGAAATAGGCAAAGAACCGGACACTGAGCTAACGCCTGTAACAAGATTTGTCCAGGAAAGATTACCACTACCGTCGTTTTGAAGCACGCTGCTTGCAGCGC